CGTTGCTCGTCGGACATGTGAACCTCCCGTGGGGCGGCCTTCGCCGCCGCTGGGAGGAGGGAATTGCCCCACCCGATTCAGCTGAAATACCGGACATCATTTCCGGAAGTGGGACAGGGCTGAACGAAGGCCTCGGAACGGAAGAAATCGCGAGGAACATCAGGCGAGTCAGCCAACTGACTCCCTACCGGGCGGCGACCATCGCCCGCACCGAAACGCACGCCGCCGCCACGTTCGGCAGCATCGAGAGCGTCCGCGAGGCTGAGGAGGAACTCGGCGTCCGGATGATGAAGGTCTGGCTGCCGACGCTGGACGCGAGGACACGCGACGCGCACGCCGCCATGAGTGGTCACCCGCCGATTCCGCTGGACGAGAAGTTCAACGTGGGAGGCGAGCTGATGGACAGGCCGGGCGACCCGTCGGCGAGTGCAGAGAACGTCATCGGGTGCAGGTGCGCCCTGGCTTACGAGGAGGCGGAGTGAACCGCGTCCTCTCGCAGCACGGCAACGTGATCGCCGCTGATTTCAGGCCGCGCGCAACTCTGGACGCATCCGTCGAGATTAAGACCGAAATCCTCTACCAGGACGACCGCATCGTCCTGTCCCGAACCACCGCCACGTTTGGCGGCCGCCCGTTCATGGTCACGCACTTCATGGGCGACATGGCCACCGGCGAAATCGTCAACCTGTAACCGCAAGGAAGCACATGAAACTGGAAACCAAACGCTTTTTCATCTCGGTCAAGGCGGCCGAGGATGGAACCATCGAGGGCTACGGATCGACCTACGGCAACGTGGACTTCGGCAAAGACGTGGTCGTGCCTGGCGCGTTCGCCAAGTGCATCGAGCAGATGAAGGCCAGCGGCCGCAACTGCAAGATGCTCTGGCAGCACAAGACCGACATGCCCATCGGCGTGTGGACGGAGATCACCGAGTCGGAGAAGGGGCTGTACCTGAAGGGCAACCTGCTCCTCGACACTCAGATGGGGCGAGAGGCGTATGCCCTGCTGAAGGCTGGCGCCATCGACGGCCTGTCCATCGGCTACGGCGTGAAGAACTACTCCATCGACACCAAGACCGGCATCCGCTTCCTGAAGGAACTCGACCTCTACGAGGTGTCGCTGGTCACGTTCCCCATGAACGAGAAGGCCACCGTCACCAGCGTGAAGTCGGCATCGGGCGACATCGACGCCGCAGTGCAGTTGCTCAACCAGGCCTGCGCGCTCTGCGGTTCCGGCATGGAGATGACGCAGGAGATGTGCGCCGCCGTGTGCCAGATGATCGAAGCCGCCGTGGCGATGCTCGACGAACCGGAGCATGGTGACGGAGAGTCCGAAGACATGAGCGCCGACATGACAGAGCGGCAACTCGAAAAGCGCCTACGGGACGTAGGCCTCAGCCAGCGCGACGCGAAAGCGGTAATCGCGGGTGGCTACAAGGCTTTGCTGAAGCACCGGGACGGTGGGGCGGAGGAGCTTAATGAAGCGGCGGCGAACGCGGAGCGTATCGCAGGCCTTTTAGCAAAATTCAAAGCATAGGAAACCACAGCATGGATGCACAACTGATTCAGAAAGTCGAGAACGCTCTCAACGGCTTCGAGACCTTCAAAACCGACCTCGCCGCAAAGGCTGCAAAGCTCGATGCGTTCGACGAAGCCAAACTGAACAAGATCGCGGACGCCATCGGCGAGATGACCGAAGCCAAGCAGGCTTATGAAGGTCGCCTGAAAGCCATCGAAGACGGCCAGAAGGCGCTGGAAACCGCCATAAACCGCGCTCCGGCCAGCAACTCTGCCGATAGCCGTGAAGAGGCGAAAGCCAAGGGCAAGAAGCTGTTCAACGAGTTCGCCCGCAACGACAAGCACCGCGAACTGCACTTCGACGACTTCGTGAAATCCCTTCCCAACGCAGAAGCCGAACTGAAAGTCCTGTCCACGGCTAACGGCCCAGACGGCGGCTACCTCGTTACCCCGGAATTCGGCGGCATCGTGAACACCTTCGTTTACGAGTCCAGCCCGATCCGCCAGCTCGCCAGCGTGACCACCATCGGCACTGACATGCTCGAAGTGGTGATCGACAACGGCGAACCGACCTCCGGTTGGGTTGGCGAAACCGAATCCCGTACGGAAACCAACACCCCCACGCTGAACAAGCTGGCGATCCCCGTCAACGAACTGTACGCAGAACCGCGTGCAACCCAGAAGATGCTGGACGACGGCATCGTCGACGTGGAAGCATGGCTGGCTGGCAAAGTCGGCGAGCACTTCGCACGCAAGGAAGCGACCGCGTTCGTTAACGGCACCGGTTTCAACCAGCCGCGCGGCTTGCTGACCTACACCGCAGGCACCACCGTAGCGTCTTCGCAGGTGGAGCAGGTGGTATCCGGCAGCGGCTCGACCTTCACCTATGACGGCCTGATCGACCTGACTTCTGCACTGAAGGAACCTTACCAGGCGAACGCTGTGTTCCTGTGCCGCCGCGCGTCTCTTGCCAACCTGTTGAAGATCAAGGACGGCCAGAGCCAGCCAATCTTCAACTTGACCTACGACAAGACTGGTGGCGTGCAGACTGGCATTCTTGGTAAGCAACTTTACTTTGCCGCTGACATCCCAGCCGTCGGCTCCAATGCCCTGGCGATGATCTACGGCGATATGCGAGCTTCGTACCAGATCGTTGACCGCATGGGTCTACGCGTTCTGCGCGACGCCTACACCGCCAAGCCGTATGTGAAGTTCTACACGACCAAGCGTGTCGGCGGGGCTGTGGTGAATTTCGAGGCGTTCAAGATTCAGAAGATCAGCACCTAATCCCACTCCCTCTTGGGGGGCGGCCTAGCGCTGCCCCTTCTTTTTTGAACACGACGAAAGGACTACACGATGAAAGACTTAACCAACAACATCCAGGTGCTGCGCTCGATCAGCCCTGTCAGCGTATCGGACAACACGGCTCAGGCTGGCCAAGCTATTGACCGCCTCGGCTACGAGTCCGTGACTTATGTGCTCAACATCGGCTCCATCGCAGACGCTGACGCCACCTTTACTGTGCTGCTTCAGGAATGCGACACCTCCGGCGGTAGCTACACCGACGTGGCTGATGCCGACATGATCAGCCAGACCCCCGGCACCGCACCGGAGACCGCAGCGGGCTTCCAGTTCGACGACGATAACGAAGTGCGCAAACTCGGCTACATCGGCAACAAACGCTACACGAAGCTGACCATCACTCCGGTCAACAACGCCTCGGCGGCCGTGATCTCTGCGGTTGCCATCCTCGGCAACCCAACCGTCGTTCAGCCGGTTGTTCAGGCTTCGGCTTAATCACTAGCGGGGGAGGCCTCCGCTTCCCCCGTCACTTCTGATGGAGAACCCCATGAAGAACTACAAGATTCTCAAGAGCTTTCACGGTAACCAGACCGGCTTCGGCGAAACGGTTGCCTTTGTAGAAGGCGAAACCTCGCAGATTTCCGACGCACTTGCCGAGGTGGCACTGAAAGAAGGCTGGATCGAGCTGGCCGATGCGCCGGCTGTGACCGGCATGCAAACCAAGGTGACCAACCCCACGGATACGAAGCCTCTGGACATCACGAAGCTGAATAAGAAGGAGCTGGTTTCCTTCGGTAAAGAGAAGTTCGGTCTCGAACTGAACGAGGAGGACAAGAAAGACGATCTGCTGGCAGCCATCAAGCAGGCCGCCGAAGAGCAGAAGCAGGATCAGTAGCCCATGCGCCGCCCCCGTCAGTCGCTCACCCTTGTCACAGCGCCAGCGGTAGAACCCGTCACCGTGTCTGAGGCAAAGGCGTGGCTGCGACTCGACGGGGATGCGGAAGACACCCTGCTCGAACAGCTCATCACCGCAGCCCGGACGTCTGCCGAGCAGTACATCCGTGGCTCGATCATCTCCCAGACCCGCAAGCTCACCCTCGACCTGACCTGCAGCCGCTTCGGCGACAACCTGCCCGAAGGGGTTTACGACATGCCGGTGACTGCCCTCTATGGCGGCCTGCCGACGGTCGTCGAACTGCCTGCCGGGCCGGTGCAGTCTGTCACCTTGGTGAAGACCTACGGCCTGGACAATACCGAATCGACCTACTCGTCAGGCAACTACTACCTCGACACGGCGGGCGACCGCCTCGTGTTGAACTACGGTGCGATCTGGCCGACGAACCTCCGCCCCCAGGCAAGCTGCGCGATCACCTACGTCGCCGGATACGGGGTGACCTCGAAGGACGTTCCAGAGCCGATCAAGCGCTCGATCCTGATCCACGTCGCCAGCCTTTACGAGCAGCGCGGCCAGTGCGACGACGGAGCCGAACCGCCACCGGGCGCGAAGCAGCTCCTCAACCAGTACCGGAAGCTTGGAAGCCGTGGGTAAGTGCTGCTACGAAGCCGCGACGCTGAAGTTCCGTGTCACTCTGCAAAGCCCCTCCCGCGTGTCCGACGGACAGGGCGGGTTCACGGAGGGCTGGACGACCGTTTCCGACGTCTGGGTAAGCATCACGCCCATGAAGGGCTACGAGCGGTTTCAGGCCATGCAGATGCAGACGCCAGTGACCCACAAGATCGTCATGCGCTACCGCAGTGACGTGACCACCGCACACCGCCTGCTGTACGGCTCGCGCGTGTTCGCCCTCAAGGAGGTGCTGAACCGCGACGAGGACAGCCGGTTCCTCGACATCAAGGCACTCGAACAACAGTAAAGGAGAAGACCATGCTCACGACATCAGAAAAGGACGTGGCCGTTACCGCGTCCTCGCAGCCGCCCGCCAGCGGTGTCCCCGCCGCGCCAGTAGTTGACGCCGTCGTTGTCGAGGCGAAAGGCCTCGTGCTTCCTCCGGACGCGCAGTCCCCGGTCGCTTCACTACCGGCAGGCGAGCACACCGTCACCATCGAAGCAATTTGCGATGACGGCCTGATCCGCTGCGTGTACCCGGACGAATTCGTGAAGCACCATCAGGCAACCAGCATGGAAGACCTGTTGAGCAAGATCGTGCGCAACCTTCGTGCCCGGTACGGCATCTGGGACGTTCAGTTCACCAGTGTTCCAAAGGATATTACCGCAGGGCAGGTAATCACCATCCAGACGGTGGAGGTGTAAATGGCGATAAAGTACAAAGCAACTCTCAAGAACGCACGTCTCGACGCGATCACCACCGCAATCAGCACGTCAGGCCTGCTCCGCATCTACAGCGGCACCCAGCCGACCAACCCCGACGCAGCGCTTTCGGGGAACACGCTTCTCGCAGAACTCGCGCTCTCCTCGACCTTTGCTGCCGCAGCTTCCGCTGGCGTGCTCACGGCCAACGCGATCAGCAACGACACTTCAGCAGACGCGACAGGCACGGCGACATGGTTCACGCTCTGCACCTCCGCAGGCACGCGCATAGTGGACGGCTCGGTCGGCACATCCGGCCAAGACCTGAACCTGAACACGACGTCCATCGTGTCCGGCGCGCAGGTATCGGTATCCAGCCTGACGATCACGGCGGGGAACTAGTGGTACGACTAAACGACACAACCTGGCTCCAGTGGGACTGGCAGATCGGCACGTTTCGCGGGGAGAAGGACGGCGTCATTTACGGCGAGTACACGGGCGAGCACATCACTGCGGAATCGCTGATTCACGAGATGGGCGTAACGCTCACCGAGGAACAGCTTGCTGACCTCAAAGCGGAAAAGACTGAGTAATGGGCGCGATTTCTGACCTTTCCCAGCTCATCAACACCCTGACTGGCGGTACGGCTGCGAAGGAGCAGCTCTGGTTCTACCAGGATAACAGACAGGGTGCAGCTGCGGGCGCGGCCACAGTATCCGGCCGATTCACCTCAATGTGGACGTACAATAAGTCTCCTGGCGGGACTGGTGCAGCTCCGGGTGGCACGGCTCGTAACCCAACGCGCTCAACCACGGGAGCACTTGGACAAGCTAATCCGGGCGGCGGTCGCCAGAAATATCTTTGCGGCCTTCAAGGGGTGGCATCTGGCGTAGGGGTGTTGACCCTCTATGACCGCCTTGCAGACATCAGTGGGCTTTCTGGCACGAACACCGCCGCCCAGACCATCACAGGGTTGTCGGTCAGCCGATACACAGGCACGGAATCGGTGGGAAATCAGATCTGGCTCGAAATCTACTCGCTTATCGGCACCACGGCAACAACCGTAACCGTTGAGTACACCAACCAAGACGGCACGACTGGACGCACGTCGCAGGCCGTGGCGATTGGAGGCACTGGCTTGCGCGAAGCAACCCGCGTAATACCGGTTCCGCTGGCTAGTGGTGACACAGGTGTGCGTGCAGTAACGAATATCGACCTCGTGGCATCCACCGGCACGGCTGGCGACATTGGGGTCACGATTGCAAGGCCTCTAGTAAATCTGCCCATAGGGCTTACGGCTACAGGCGTTGGTGTTGACTGCGTAACGCAGCTTCCGTCTTTGCCAGAGATAAAAACAGACGCGGCGCTAGATTTCTGCTGGTTCGCCAATGCGACGACCACACCGCAGACATTTGGAACGTTGAGTATGGTCGAGGCATAGACATGCCGATCTCGACGTACAGCAGCTTTAAAACAAGAGCCTCGCAGCAAATATCGGTGCCATTCACCAAGGGCGGCTTTCCGTTCAACAGTGCGACCACGTCATTACTAAATAGCGCATGGTTCATGAGTGCTGGCAACCCGGCTGCAACCCCTACAACAAGCGCCGCACTAAATAGCGCAAGCGTAGGCGCACTAAACAACAACCCGGCTGCGGAAACCAACTCGGTAGTCGCAAGCGCAAGCGTGAACGCCTCAACGGGTCAGCTTGCACTGATGCTGGTTGACCGATTGGTACACCAAGGCGGCCTTAGCGGTTCAGTAGCAACAGCTCAGACGACGAACCTGCCTACCGCTGCCCTGACCAGGTACACAGACGGTGTTGGTGTTATGGTAGGTCTCGAAATCTACACCGCACTTGGCGGAACG